TGTTGGCCTGTTTGCGTCGCCCCATAAATTAAACGTGGCTGTCATTGTCGAATTATTATTACTCGTCAGTGACAGTTTTTTGGCGTTACCTGCGCGAATGGCACCATTAGAGAGAACATCTACTGACATGTGCAGCCCGGAATTGTCGATATAACCGACCAGAGCATTATTGGCATAAATACCCAGAATGCCGTCGCCATCCTGTTTAAACCCTGTATCATTATCACCGAGCACAATCGAATTACCGCCAAGTGCATTGTCAGTACCAATGCCTAACGGGCCGTTAAGCTTGCCGCCAGTAACCGGTAATGCGCCAATATCACCCGACGTCAGCGTTATATCGGTCGTAAGCGCTTTCCCGTTCACTTTGCGTGTTGATGGTACTGCGTTTCTTGCCTGCTCAACCGTTTCCGTTAAACCAACGTTCTGGAGAAACAGCGGCTTATTCGGGATGTCCGCGCCATTCTGATTTTTTTCAAGACGGGTTTTAACCTGTTCGTCGATCAGCCTGCCAATGGCGGCGTGAAGCTGCGTATGTTCGCCTTTACTGAGTGGTATGCCGGCGGCTTCAATAACCGTACAGACCTCTTCCTGGACTGCATCCCACATATCACTGTTGAGATCCGTGGCGCGGCGGCCCGTGGCGGGATCACCATTCGTAAATCCGTTTTTTCCCTGACCAAATTTATCTTTTTGCGCGGTGGGCGTATCAATTCTGTGCATTCTCTTTTCCTTCCGGATAAGCAAAAACGACAACCGTATGCGATGGACAAAGTTTATCAATCACACATTCAGCAACAGTATCGCCCCACGTTCTGATCGCAGAATCGCAGGTGCTTGTACAGGTCTGCCAGCTGATGTTCGCATCAGCCGGAATATTCACACGCCAGTAGTAACGCCAGAATTCCCCCCATTCAGGATCGGGTGTGCTGTCGAGATTCTGAAACTGCTCAATGGTGGCATCGGTATACCCCAGGGCATCAAGCTGTTCCCGATAAAACCTCTCGTTTATACCACCGGCAACATTCGCCTTTGCATCCAGCCGTTGCTGGCGCTGCTGTAATGTCTGCACACCTTCCGGTGCACAGGAGTCAGGCAGTCCATACAGATGTTCATAACGGTCTATCAGTTCTGTGGTTCTGGCCGGGTCAATTTCAGCCATCAGCTCATCCGCTCTCTGATGGACCCGGTTCAGCGACGGCGCCAGCCCTTCAATCAGTGGATTTTCTCCGCCCCAGGCAGGCCCTTCCGGCAGAAGGTGATACAGTAACTGCGTATATTCGTCCTGCAACGCCATAGTTATCCGTTCTCCCCGGTATAGGTGGCCCAGGTTATATTCCCCAGGACAGGCAGTTCAGTTTTTCCCAGTACCACATCTGCCGCCGGCACACGCAGCTGATGTGCCACCTCCCCGGTCGCCAGACTTATCGCCTCGCTGATTCGCGAAACATAAATTTTTCCGGACGGCGCGCCATCACGCAGCATCAGCGCATTCAGTTCCGCAATAATGGCAGTACGAATTTCCGGGGTATCTTTGGCCAGTGCGACTGTTACCGGAATGCTTTTTTCAGTGGCAGCGAAGACAAAGAGTCCGCCGCCAGCGACAGGTGCCAGCGGCAAAATATGGTCACGTACAGCTTTGACGAGATCGTCTCCAGGCGCCGGATTAACCGGGTTACTGGTAGCCACCATCACACCAACAGTGCCGGTACCCTTATAATGACGGAATGTCCACGCACGGGTTATACCCACAATTTCCTTTGCCCAGATGACGTAATCAGGATCAGCTCCCCCCTGTGGTATCCAGTAATAGCGCTCCATGACGCGCGCGCGCCACGTTTCAAGCTCCTCTGTATCATCTCCCCCGGTCAGAGTGTCAGCGTAACCTGTAGAAGGAATACCAGTAATCGGCGTGCCAAGACGTAACGCTGTACCATCGTCAGTATTACCGGCAGTTCCCGCCACATCAGCAATAACCGGCACACGTAACAGGCCGCCGGAAGCTTTCACCGTCTGCAGGGTCGTGAATGTAACCTGATCATCACGCTGGATCTGCGTACCTGCGGGCAGCGTTGGCGTCCCGCTTATTCCATCCCAGCGCACATAGCCCGCCGCGGCCACGGCATCCTTTCGGGGGCAACGCTTAATCCTGGCGTGACGGTAAAGCCAGTCCTCATCACACATATCAGGCAGCATATTCCGGGCCAGATAATCGATATAGCCGTAGAGGGTATGAACGGCAGCGGCCTGCACACGCGCGTACACTTCTGCATCCATCCTGCGTAAGAGCACATCCTCCTGGAAGCGTGTCAGCAAATCGCTGCGGATGGTGGCTATCAGTTGCGGGAGTTCAGGCCGTGCAAATTGACTGTCAGCCATCGAGTTCACTCCAGATGTCATCAAAGGTAATGTTGTGAATGGTGCCGTCACGCTGGTAGATGGTTATTCCGGCCGCCAGCATATCGATCCCGGTACGTTCTGCGGTTACGTCAACCCGTGCCGCCACGCCATCGTCTGTCATCCACGCCAGCGCCTGCTGCATGTATTCGCGGGCGTCCTGTGGCGTTTTATTGGTGAGTTTACGGCGTTTCAGCAGGTAGAGGCGGGAACCGATGCGGTCATTCTGAACAGCAGGCCAGGTGTCCCCCCACCAGCCGTATGGCTGCGGGGTCCTGTCATCCCGCTCCGCCCGGCGCCAGGTAAAAAGAGAAATCACCACTGCCCGCGTCAGAAGGTCGAGCGAAGCCGTGGCATCCTTACGGATTCCATTAACATAAAGGATCATGGTGTCAGCTCATGGACTGGCCAGGCTTATCGGTTATACCGCCGCCATCGCCATTTTCTTTGTGGGTATGACCGTTATAGGTCGTGCGCATTTCAGCCATCGTTTTTCCACTGCTGTCACAGTTGTCCCTGATATCGCCAGTGGATTCGATCGGCATTTCAAAACGGGCTTTAGTGGCATTCGTGAAAATAACCGGCTTTCCGCCGCCATTTACCACTATTCCGGCGCGGGTTAATGTGACCGACTGCCCCTGATCGTCATATAACGCGACTTCCCCGCGCGCCAGCCCTTTCAGTCTGAAGCGGCGGTCAGCCACAACCACAGCCACTCCGTGCGAACGATCACCGGCGGGAAACAATACCACCGCTTCTGCGCCATTCTGTGCTGCAGAGGTGAAACCGTAAGGTTCAAGATGCTCCACATTTTCCTTTTTTTCACCGGCAATAAGTTTCAGTCCGGCAGTCTGGCATTTTCTGACGGTATCAATCGCGGTAATGACTGCGCGCGTTATCATGTTCTGAAGAGGATGGTTAGCCATCAGAAATCCGCCTCCTCACTGACTTTTTTCTTCGCTTTCGGCCTGAATGGTTCAGGAAGATAAGCATCCGCAGGCCCCACCCGGATTTCGGTCAGGGTGCCGTTATTGTCCTGGCTGTACGTCACTTCGGCGATCACCAGCGTTTCATTGTCAAAACCGTTCAGCGGGTCATACACCACCACGGCCTGATTCGGTTTCCACAATTCTCCATTCCCCTGTCTCCACCCCTGTACGGTATAGGTGGTTTCCAGCGTTTTCGCCGCACGCTGACGGGCTTCAAATTCACAGCGTGATTTGCAGCTGTCAGTTGTGGCAGTTCCTGACTGCTGAATGGTGTGGGGACGATACCGCGTGACGCCTGCATCACCAGTACTCTGCCGGATAGCAGCAATGGTTGCCTCGCCGAAATCGTCATCAGTACCAGGACGCTGCCCCGTAACCAGATAACTGGAGAAACGCTCACGAACACTACGCTCGGTATCACAGGAAAGAATATTTTCGCCAAGTACCAGTGCCGTGGCTGCTTTCATACTGCCCGGCCTGCCGAGAACCAGCCGTCCCCGTTCGTCGTCATATGCCAGCGCCTGAGCCTGTCCAAGCAGCCTGTTCAGACAGTCCACAACCGTTTCACCATGTTCCGGCTGAGCCTCAATAACGGCGGCTGCCGGCGCGCCTGCATCAACAACGTCCACACCGAATGGCCGGGCCAGTGCGCTGGCGATCAGGAATAAATTTTTCCCGTTATGCTGTGCAGGCGATGCAGAACAGTCGATAAGATCTGCCGTTTTGCTGCGCCCGACAATGCCCGTCATAATGGTCTGCGCATCATAACGTAGCGGCAACGCCTCAACCCAGCCGGTAATGACTAAATCATCGCCAATAAGTACCTCAACAGAGTCACCATTTTTTACTGGCGGTACGTCTTCTCCACCAGGCCACTGCCGGGTGATCGAGACATTAAAGTCCCGGGCAATACGATCAATGCCTGCACTGATCCGTACTGACGTCCATCCTCCCCAGTCACGCCCGTTGACGCGTAAAAAAACCGTATTATTCATCGTACCGGAACCCTCAGCGGCTCTACCGGGACAAATCCCGGATGGGGAACGGGATTACGCGTGAGGATGTCAGATTCCCGCCCGGCGTCGTCATACCAGGCTGCAGCCAGTACCAGTGCAGGCAGAACATCATCAGGCGTTCGCAATGCAGTACGTTCAACCTGTGCCAGTCGTGCAGAAATATCGCGATTGAGATCCGTCCGCATAACGGAAATTTGCTGGAAAAGTACATCATCCCGGATACGCAACTGCTCCTGGTCAATCGCAGCATTGAGCGCGGTCCGGATAGCTTTCAGATCTTCATAATTCGGTGGAAAGCTGCCATTACTGACTGTCTGTACACCATCCAGAGCCGGGTGCATGACAGTGATAATGTCTGAGTCACGGCCTGTTCCTGCAGGCTGATTTACGCCCCGGACACCAGGTACATCACGCGGCTGTGCCAGTGTTGTCACGGCGTGGACGGCTGTGCTGATGGCTGTTGTCCTGATGGCGGCTGCGATCATATTGCGTTGCATTTTCTGTTTCGCAGCAGATCCGGAGTCAGTGGGCCAGGTGCCACGGGGGGAAAGACCGGGATCAAGGGTGATACCTGACATCGTTTTTATCATCGTGACCAGATCCGATGTACTGCCTCTGAGCCTGTCACCTGAGCGCCAGGCTTTTTGCAGTGCGTTAACGAAATCACTTGCGGCGCTCGGTGGCATCAGAATGACAGACAAATCCCCCTGTAACAGCCGCATTGCTGCAGACACGCCGGAGTCAACCATCCTGAAAGCATCGGCAACATCGCCCAGCATGGAGGCAGCATCGGCAATGACATCGTTCTGGATAAAATCAGAAATACCTGACAACGAGAATGTGGAAAACATACTGTCAATCGCATCGTCGAAAAGCCCGCCTGATGTTTCCAGGCGCTTCGCCGTTGCCATTCCCGCCACCGGAAAAGAAAGTTCACCACTTTCCACAAACTGAAAGGAGACACGACACATGCGCCCTTCTGTACTGCTGTGAGTGATCCTGACCTGTCCGTCAATGCTGCCCTGCATTTCGCCATACTGCGGATGGACCAGCGCACCAGGGCCTGCGGTTTCAATGGCACCAATAAGACGATCCCGCCGGTCTGCGTAATCATCACCGACAAGATAAGCATTTATCGTCAGGCGGCGCGTGGCGCGACCTAAATCCTCCGTCCAGGGCTTATCCCTGTTCGGATATTCATGTACCTGTACGCGGCGTCCAAAGGTGCTTTCATCATCTTCAACGGAGAAAGGTACTCCACGAAATGATGCATCACGCAGGCGCCCGCGCCAGCCAGTTGAGGAGAAAAAAGCCATATTTACCCCATAAGAAAACCTGCCGGAGCAGGTTTATCGTGATGTACGAAAGGGTGAGTAACCCACATCATGGCTGATGTTCATCAATGGATTACCGGATTTCGGTATATCAGTCACACGCATACCTTGTGGTGCATTCTCAAATGTCACTTTGAGTTCACTGCGCTGTGTTGATGTCGGTACAGCTCGCTCGAGTACGCCAGAACGACTGGTCAGTGGCACATAAGGCTGATAACGCCCCTGCGGAATCGGGGTGTCCATGCCAAGAAGCTCTTTAAGTCTGGGAATAAAACCGTTATACCCCCGTTCACGCTCTTTCGTTTGCAGCTTCTGTACAGCGAATGCGCCAGTATCCATACCCGCATCCTTCGCGCCCTGCTCCAGATCCTTAAGCTCTTTAAAGAGTGACACCGCCACGCCAATTGTCAGCGTCATGGCCCCCATCCGGCCAATTTTACCCAGCAGACCGGAAAGCCGTCCGGCCAGCAGGACGGACTGCTGCAGGGCACCAATGGTCCTGACGGTAAAAGAACCAGCCATAACCAGGCCAATCCCTTCAATCACCGTATCCCATCCGCCCATCGCCTGCGCAACGTTATCGACCTCCTGCCATACCGCCTTAATCACCGGAGCAACATCGTCCCAGTTCTCAATGATCAGCATAGCGCCGGCCACCAGCGCCGCAATGGCGACTTTCGCCGGAGAGAGGTTAATGACACTGTTCAGGATTTTGACAGCCCGGGACAGGCTGCCGATGGATACGCCAACAGCCAGCAGCGCCGCGCCAAACTTCGCAGCAGACTGAACCAGTTCAGGATTAGCCCGGACAAATGCCCTGACCTGCTCCAGATAAGGCATAACCGCCAGCGCAGCCTCATTTATCGCAGGCAGGAAGGTCTCGCCCAGCGTGACCGAAATGGCATGGATACTGTTTTTCAGTAGTGCCAGCTGATTCTCCATCGTGGCTGCGCGTGATGCATATTCCTTCTGCATCGAGCTGCCATACTCCTGGGCATCCGCAACACGATTAAAATTGGTGCGCAGTAAATCAAGATTAGTCAGCAGTGGCGCTATCGCCCCTAAAGACTCTTTCCCGAACAGGGCATTCATGACGGATGCCTGTTTTGCTTTCGGCACCTTCGCCAGTGAGTCCAGCACTTTCAGCATCGCCGCGCGCGAATCCTTCTGCATATCTGCGGCCAGTTGCGCCGGATTCAGTTTCAGAAAGGCCATTGCCCGCTTCTGCGACTTCGTTGCCGATTTGCCCGCCGTAAGGGACAACATAAAGTTTTTAATGCCGGTGGAGGCTATCTCCGATTCAACCCCCATACCGGCAATGGTAGCGCCCATCGCGGCAATTTCGCCGGATGCCACCCCAGCAACACCGCCAAGCGGACCAATCCGCGTCACGATATCAGAAATTTTCTTCGCATTTGCCGGGCCGGTATTCCCCAGATAGTTAATTTTATCGGCCAGGACAACCACGTCTTCCTGCGTCAGTTTGAACGCTGTCCGCCACTGCGCCATCATCTGACCGGACTCTTCGGCAGTGGTATCAAACGCCACACCCATTTTCACTGCGTCGTTCGCAAACTGCATCAAATCGCCGCGGGCAATACCTGCCTGACCACCCGCCGCCACGATCTCTGCAATTCCCTCCGCCGCCATCGGTAACTGTGTGGACAGCGTCAGGATATCGTCACTCATCTGCGCGAATGCTTTTTTATCATCGAGGCCGTCAACCACCTTCCGGATGTCAGCCATTTTTGACTCAAAGCCGATCGCAGCATTCACGGGCAGCGCCAGCGCCCCAAGAACAGCGGTCCCGGCAGCGGCAGCACCGATCGCCAGCCCGGCCATTTCTTTCTGAAATCCCTTCAGTTCCCGCTGCATCCCTTTCAGCGGACCCGATAACTGGTCAACGGCAGTGATAATGGCCTTTAACTGGAAACTGTCAGCCATGCTTCATTTCCTCATTGATACGGACAGCCTCCGACTCCAGCTCCAGAAAATCGGATATCGCCGCCCGCCGGAGCTCCAGGGGGTTTATTCGCCAGAAGTATGCGGTGTTGTAGACCCGCTTTCTGAGTCCTCCTCCGTCTCCGACCGGGTAAAAAAATTAAGGATCAACATACAGGCTTTGAAAATATCCAGTTTTGCCAGTTGCGCTGCCGAGGAGCGTGGAATACCTGCCAGCACAGGGATATATTTCAGCGCAACCGAACTGTCCAGCCGGACGCCGCCGTCACCGGAAACGGTGAACGGAAAACCAATGGCTTCGATTTCATCGTAGGACGGTTCGCGCAACTCCAGCACATGAAGCTTTTCGTTATGCGCCATAATCGGCTTTTTGAGCACAAGTTCTTTTATCACTGGTAAAATCCCTCCTCACCGTGGAACTCAAGATCCACGGTGCCTTCTTCCGGGTTATGGTTGGCTTCGCCGTGCAGCCAGGCGTTTGAGAGAACATACACCTGACCATTTGCCAGCTCTGATGTGATTGTCATGACATCAGAAGACGTAATTTTATCGACCGGGAAGTTTTTCGGCACTTTGGCGGTCACCTTCGTATACGGTGCCCGGCTGGTTTCCTTGTAGTCAACGGAACCATCCAGGCCAATCACGTCGTCACGAACTTTGGTGTTCATGGGGACTTCAATCCCTCCGGTTACCGACAGTTGCTGTCCGTCGATTTTGAAATACGTTGTTCCCGCAATTTTTCCCATTATGCAGCCTCCTCGCTGTACTGCAGACGGAACTGGTTAAGCACTGCAAACACACGTAACTGATTGACATAATCAGGCGGAAACAGCACATCCAGGCGGTTCGAATCGTTCGCGTTACGCTCCACTATCAGATGTTGCTGGAACAGATCGAAGTTTTCCACGATGCCTTCCCGCTCCAGCTGGCGATATGTTGATCCCAGCTCACCACGGATAACGGCAGGCGTGACAATGGCCTGACCAGGCCCGAAACGCGTACCATCATTAGCAAGTTTATGGCGCCCGTATTTACTGGTAATAACAGATTTCAGACGGCGCAACACATAAGCACTGGTATGCAGCGTCTCGCTGTCAAGGTAGCTGTTATCCGCCACACCATACGCATTTTTCCTGTACGTCGTGATATCCCGCTGAATACGCAGCACGCCGCTTTCCACATACGCCGTTGCCACACCGTGGGAAAGTAACGTCTGCTGTTCAGTCGTCGTGAAGCGTTTGCCTTTCGGTGCCGGCAGCATGTCCACCAGTTCCCCGGTCTGGGTCGGGCGCGCCGGATCGTTACGGATAAAAACCGCAGCACGGGCAGTACGGCTTGCAGCCAGTTCATCAGCAGGCGTCTGGGTGTCTTTCTCATAGCCCGCCAGGGTGATGTGCTGCAGGTTAAACTGGTCACCCGCGGCCACAAGCTCCGACAGCGTCCCCGTCTTCGCCGTATAAACGTGACCATACAACTGCCGGACATAACTCCAGCGACCGCTGGAATCATTCATTTCAGTTGCCATCGTGTTCACCGATGCCGTGTCGTTAAACGGAAGGCCGATATAATCGAACGGCTCATCTCCCATCGCTGCCACCGCGTCGTTAAGAGCTGGCGCACCAGCCCCCTTCACGCCGCTGGCAACCGTAATATTCACACCCGCCGGTAACACCTCCCCACCGCCAAAGCCGTAATAATTGAGAGTGACCGGAATTTCATTTCCATATAACCCCTTGTGGCGCGCAGTCAGTGTCACCACCCCCGCTTCTGATGTTGCCGTAAAGGGAAGATCAGGGTTTGCATTGACCGCATCCTTAATGCTCACAGCCACCGCCGCAGCGTCATCACCGCTGGTCACGGGAGCCTGAACGCGGGTTCGGCCGGTATAGACATTCACCGTTCCGGTTTCCGTCGCTTCGCCAGTTACCGTCAAAGCGACGGTTGCTGCCGCGCCTGTGGATTCAGGTACGGCAATGACATACAGTTCGCCAAATGGATCGGTCTTACGGTACGCCCCGACCATACGGGCCAGCTGGCTTCCGGCACCGCAAATCTGACGGGCATAATCAACCGATGACACCAGAACAAGACTGTTGACGGCAATTGACGCATCATTGCTGGCGTGACCAATCAGCAGTGATGCCCCGCTGTCCCGGGCGGTATTTGCCGCCGAGTTATCCATCTCGGCATAAAACAGCGGAACCCGTGTATCTGACGGGATGGAATTAAAACTAATCGCCATTTGTTTTCACCTTTTTATTCGTGCGCCGGACATCACCAGCGGCCTCGCGGCGCAGCCAGTAGTTATTCTCATCAACATTTCGACCTCCTTCAGGTAAAAGGTCGCCACGGGCCGGATCGGGAACCGATCGCCCTTTTGCGGGTTTCACAAACATGGTTTATTCCTGAAATGTAATTTCGGTGTGGTGCTCGATGTCGCCATCTGGCCCGGTACCGGGTTCGATAAAATCAACATCAATACTGAGCGTTTTAAGGTCGGGCAGGCCGTCCAGATCATCCTGCTGGCGGGTGTCTGTTTCGGTAATTTCATACTTCACCGTGAAGTCGAACTGGTAATACAGTTCGTGGCGGTTCAGATCGAGAAGCATCCCACCCGCATACTGAATTTCATGCGCCTGCGGATCCGGCTCCCACCCCAGCAGCGCCTTCCAGATTTCCTGCCTGACGTCGTGGACTGCGTCGTAAGAAGCCCACTGCCCTTTTTCATCCCGTTCATTGCTGAGTACCACGATGACGGAAAAACCCTCCGTCAAATCCTGCCAGTAGTCGGTCTGCGATTTCTGCTCACCCGTGACGTCTTCGGCTGGCACAACATACGCGGCTGGTAGTCTGAGCTTTCCGGCCTCCGGTATCGCTTTAAACTGCGCTGCACCACCCACACGGTTTTCAAACCGAGGGCAACGGCTGCGAAGTGCCGCAATAATCGGGGTTAATTTCATTTTTTCTTCCTTCGCTGAGGACGGAGGGATTTTCGCAATTCGCGGGAGAGCACATAACGTGTCCAGCTGCGGCGTTTATCCAGAACCTCAGTCATGTAGTTGTTACGTGGTTCCACACGCCAGCCGCTGCCGCCTGATGCGCCGCGATGATGGCCTTTCTTACGTTTCGCCCCACGGCGAACACCGTAGAACAGAAAGGCGGGGTAAAAGGCACCGTTGATATGCCGGTTGCCCTCGCCGTTTTTCTGGTTAGGCGCGATCTTCACCATGAGCCCCGGACGTTTTTTTGACGCACGGGGTACGTAGTAGCCGATAGAACGCGCCAGCTGGCCCGTGCGGTACGAGGGGTTTTCGCCTGGCTTCGAGCGGCCACGTTTCATGACCAGTCGCCGCGCATCACGCATGTGCGCCTGACCAATTTTGACGAACGCCCGTCGCATTCTCGCCCGGTTAAACACCAGTTCTTCCGGCTGTACGAAATCAACGTGTAAATATGCTTTCTGCGGCATAGTCACTCCCGTTATCGGTACCCAGCGCTTCGCACTCGAGCAACAGAAAGCGGCGTTTACTGTTCAGATCACGGACCCGTTTAACCCGATAAGAAATATCGTCGTGGAGCACTTCATGATCGGCGGTGATACCGCGGCGAAAACGGATGGTGAAATAGTGCGTCACCCTGTTTTCTATCTGCACAGACCCCTGATAAGCTGCCGCGCCGGGTTGCGCTTTTTTGGCCCACGTCCGGATCTGCTCCGGGTACGTCGGCGTTACGCCAAAGTCATCAGCCGGAACATCGACACGCCGCCGGATAACAATGCGCTGGTCAAGTTCGCCTGGGTCGGGCAAAAGGTATGTGGCGCTGGCCTGCGCCTGCCTGAGTTTCATAGCGGGATGTACCTATATGGACCGACGAGCCAGTTAAAGCTCATCGGCAGTTCGACTTTCTCCACTTCGGTGACGGTAGAACGATTCTCGTAGAAGTGTGTCACCAGAAGCAGCATCCCCATCCTGATGTCATCCGAGAGAATAAGCCCCTCCGGATCGTCGGCTGGCACCCCCGCCTCCGCCGTATAAAGTCTCCGGTTCAGAAAATTTTCTGTCCTGGCCTGAACCGCCCGCCCCAACAGCTCAAGAAATTTATCTTCATCGGCGTAATCCTCATCCAGCCTGAGCTGCAACTTGATCTCCTCAGGAGAAAGCAACATAGGATCCTCCTGCGCCCGCCGGGTGGCGGGCACAAAAAAACCGCTTAACGCGGCATGGTTTGTTCAGAGGTGAGAGGGATTAGCTGCTTGCCGAGCCTTTGCCCACCAGCGCTTTAATCGCAGAGGTATCTTCGAGAATACAGTCAAAGCGATGGAACGCCAGGAAGCCGGTCTGGTCGAATTCTGCGTAACGCTCCACCAGGCGCTTCAGGATCATGTAGCGAACACGGCGGATAATGAAGCGGTCGAAGTCGCCACAGAACATGAATTTTTTGCCCGCGCCAATATCATCGATCTCCTGATCAATAACGTACGGAACATTCAGCACTGATGCTGGCGCCACGCCGACGATATCAGGCAGCCAGAGTGGACGGCCCTGACCGTCTTCCATCTCGCTGATAAGTTTCAGCGTATTGTCATTGAACGCCAGGCGGAACTTCGGCCCGCGGCGGTACGCCGGATCAATACTGTGTTTCAGCGCCAGAATCTCTTGCCATTTAACAGCTCCGGCAGCGGCCGTCTGCGTAGTGCCGGTTACGGATGCTTTCAGACCCTTAGGCTGTTTTGGCGTGCCGGTGCCGGTCCCCTGAATAAGGTAACGCGCTTCACCGCGGCCAATGCGCTCCGCAATACGGCGGGCGAGATAGGCTTCCATGTCGATCGCACTGTCCTGTAGCAGCTCGTTGGATACGCGGATAATTTTGGATGTCATTTTCAGCGCGCCCAGACTATCCATACCGAATTCGGTATCTTCTTCACCCGCTTCTTCGTTTTCACCCAGCAGCACACCCACTTCAGCGGTACCATCAGCAGTGGCCCATTCCATAGTGCGCCCATCGGATGTAGTGAGGATCTGCGCCACGCTGGCAATACCACCGTAGGATTTCATCTGTTCGACCACTTTCGCCAGGAAGGTATCAGGCACGGTATAGCCGCCCTTTTCATCCGGCGCCACACCCTGCGCACGCAGTTCGCGTAAGGCTTTGCGCTCTTCGGAACTCAGTTCACTGGCGCCGTGACGCATCCATTTATCAAAAATCTGGCCGCGTTTTTCGTCCTGCTGCGGGTCTTTATCAGGATCCTGATTATTGCGCTGCTCTTCCTCGTTTTCATCAACGTAGGTCTGGTCCTGGCGGCGCAGCTCTTCTTCGCGGGCGATGCGCTCGTCGAGTGCTTCCAGTTCAGATTTTGCCTTGTTCCATTCGGTACGCTGCTCATCCGTCCATGGGTTATCGCCGATTTTTTCGTTCAGCGCGCGCATGTCGGTCGCGATGGTGTTACGTTTTTGTTTCAGTTCATGCAATTTCATGGTTTTTCCTTACGCGTTAAGAAGGGTCAGGACGCGCTCACGCGCCATTCGTTGGTTAATGGCTTTCTGCAGTGCGCTACTATCGCGCGCCTCCTGCCAGGCTTTCATAGAGCGGACGGCGGAATCTGCCTCCTGATACGCCGGATATGTCACAGGGCTGACATCCAGCAGACGGGAAAAACGGGTAATCTCACGAATCACCACACCATCCTCGTCCTGGCACCATTCCTCTCCGTCGCGGGCGACGCGAAATGCAAAAGAGGACTGGTTGATATCCCCGCGCTGCATTGGTGCCAGCACCAGATCACGGATTGTCTGAGTTTCTGGCGCGGTGATGTCATAACGCAGACCCCGCTCATCAACCGTCAGTGCCAGCGTGCCCGCACTTCTGCGACCCAGGATAAAATTGGGATCATGGTTGAATAACGCCCGTACATCGTCATTCAGCACTTCATCAAACGCACCGGGCCGGATGATTTCGCGAAACGAACCGAAAATCAGTTCAGAACGGCTGTCAAAGACCGAACCATACCCGATGATCCGGCTGGGCTCGCTGTCGTGCGTTTCTGCGCGCACCTCGCCGCTGTAACAGCGAATTTCACGTTCACTCATCTTGAGTGTTCTCCTGGGTTGTGGATTTGGCTGGCCGGGAGGCGTTAACGCTGACCAGCATTTCATCAAGGCCGTCTTTCGGATTCATATCCTCAAACGCGCGTGCTTCGTTGCGGCTCATCCAGCCATCGGTGATAGCGAAGTGATAGAACTCCGCGCGCTCTTTGGCAGTACCGCGCAATAAACCCGCCAGGTTAAAGCGCACGTAATACCCGGCTTCCCGTTCGGCGCGGGTGAACAACCGACGGTTAAGCTCCTGTTCCCAGTTCGTCACCCACGGCATCATTGTGTAGCGAACAAACTGAATCGCCTGTTCGGAAATATTGGAGAAGGTGGCTTTTTCGAGGTCGTTGATCATGTGTGCCGGCACGTTGAAAATCCCGGCAATCATGGAGCGGTTTAGCTTCATCATGTCGATGAGCTGGGCATCGACTGGGGAAACCGTCAGCGCTTTATAATCCAGTTCAGCCGGGAGCAACATTGTCCTGTTTTCCTGGCTGCGCAGCATCGCCGTGGCTTTTTGCCACATCTCTTTCAGCCTTTTCCAGGCGCCGTCATTCAATTCTCCTTTTACTGAAACTATGCCCGCTGGTCTGGCGTTACCGCTGAAAAAACTTTCCGTGTATTTCTGGCCACTCATGCCCATCCCGATGGTTTCGGCGTGCTGCAGTACCGGACTGAGCCCCATTTTCTGATCGTTGCCCAGCGCCCTGACGTGGATCATGTCGTCAGGATTGATGGCAAAAGAACCTTCTTCGTTATAAACACCGTAGGTATAACGTCCGCCAGTGTTGAGCAGCGTTGTTTCCCATGGCATACACGCTTCAAGGCCGGTCACTTCACCGGTCCGGCGGTGGCGAATTACCCGCGTTAAACCATTCCCCCAGCCCAGAATGTGCCGCTGTTTGAGCTCTCGCCACTTATAGCTGGTCTGCCAGGTGTTCGGTTCGTCATGAACCAGATAAAACGCAGGATGATCGCGGGCGGCTTCGACCTTCTTCCCGGTGCGCCGCATAACGTGCAGGGGCATCTGCGCAACATTCGACGAAATAACATAGATACAGGCATACACCGCCGCCAGTTTCATTGCCGTCCGGGGATTGACGATTACATCGCAGTTAAAAATACCTTCATTTTCAGCGGCTTCAACCGTGATCGGTACGGCAGGATTTTCCAGAGAGTTGCTTCTAAAAATGGCGTCAATCAGCATGTTTTATTCTCCTGGCCGCCAGCAGCGCCCACAGCAGCAGGACACAACCACCAGCCATAAGAGCAACCGCCGCGCCAAATTTCAGGAAAATGCCTCCCACCATTGCGCCGAAGCCTGCCAGCCCGGCCACATCGATAATTAGTGATTTCACAGGAATAACAGTTCCTCATCAGGATCGAGGTTAGAAAGGAAGTCTTTCGGCTCGTTCAGCATTGCGCGGCCAACACCCATCATCAGGCCAACCGCACCATCAATTTTGTTGCCTGCGCCTTCTTTCACCGGGCGAACAACATCGTCGCTACCAGGCAGGTACTTACCAACCACGTTCGAAATACACCAGGTCATCAAGGGATTACCGTCATGATGGAATCGGCCAGCAGCGATCGCAGCCTCAATTTCACGCATCGGGTCGCTCATGTTCGTGTAGTTCTGGGTAATGGTGACAGGTTCAAGCCCTTCATCCTGCAGCATATGAGATAGGCCGGTTGCACCGTAGGGGTCAATCGGACTCGCGGCTATCTTCACCGTTTCCCGTAATTTCAGGATCGCTTCCAGGATAAGGCGGTAATCCACTTCTGCACCGTCTGACGGAACCAGCACGCCCTGATTAACAAAAGACTGGTAACGGTCTGCAATAGTTTTCAACGCCGGGTCCGTGGCGTAGACGGTGTCTTCCGGTACCCAGAACATAGGCGAAACGCAGTAATAATGACTCAGGCCGTCTATTTCACGGCGGAATACCGGCACCACTGCATTAAGGTCAAGTTTTGATGCCAGGTCGATGCCGAGATAACACTCCTCACCTGCAAAATCGGACAGTCTGAGCGTTTTGTCTGCTGCGGTCATCCACTTCTGCAGGTTGTAGTAAGCTGCTTTAGAACTCACCCATTTGTTGAAATGCTTGGTGAGTATTTTATTGGTCTGGCCTGGCGTGGACATCGCCAGCAACTGTTTAGCCTTGAGGAATCCCTCTTTCACCGAAATGTTGTAATTCGGGTTGGCTTTGATCAGAGCTTCCGGCTGTGTCCAGTCATCGTCATCATCCAGGGTATAGATGATCCCGAAAATTGCCTCGTTTTCACCACCCTCCCGGATGCGCTCCAGTATCTCGACCACCTGAGTACGTTTTTCATAGCAAGGCGAGGCAATATCAAAGCCTGCCGTGGTGATGATCAGCGTGATGGGCTGCTCCCTCGCTCCCATCCCGGTAGTCATTGTGGTGTAGAGCGCATCAGTATCATGCTCGTGATACTCATCGATGATCGCACATGATGGTGAGTCGCCATCTCCCGGGTCACCGATAATTGGCGCGAACAGGGAACCATCCGGGCGAGTCATTTTCTTCGCCCAGGGTTTGATACAGTACTTCTGACGCAACGCCGGCAGCTTTTTCACCATCGCCAGTGCAGGCGCAAAAACTTTCCAGGCTTGTTTTTCCGTTGTGGCACCACAGTAAACTTCCGCTGCGTACTCGCCATCTGCACAGAACATATAGTTACCGACGGCGGCCGCAATCGCCGATTTCCCATTTTTACGCGGCACCTCGATGTAAATCTCAGTGAAGCGGCGAAAACCGGTATCCTTGCGCACCCAGCCAAACGGCACGCCCAGCGCAAATTTTTGCCAGGGTTCAAATTCTATCCGCAACTTCCGGCGAGCCCACTCTCCGGAGGTGTGCGGCATTTTCTGGGAAAAGCGAAGAAAACGTTCTGCTTTATTTTTATCGAAGCGGTAAGGCCAACGTGGATCTTTGGCACGTTCCAGGTCGTCCAGATGTCGCTGACAGGCAAGAATGGTTAACCGGCAGGCCAGTATCTTCCCGTTCACGACGTCCCGCGCATACTGGTTCGCCGCATTGACGTTCGGATATGTAGCCATCAGTCAAACTCATCAAATTCATTCCCTTCATCGTCCGGATCATTTTTTCCGCTGGTCATTCTTATGCGGCTGAGCGGGTCTAACCCGAGAAGTGAACCCAGACGGGCGAGCTGCGAAACGGAGTCATTACGGACATTGACTGCAGGGTGTTTTTTCTCACCACCCATTTCACTTGATACGGTCAGGCCGTCTTTCGAGATGACTTTTTCGGCCTCAATCATCAAGTGAAACGCATTGCAGTACGCCAGGAGTAGCGGCGCGTCTTCAAGATCAAAAACGCCCCGCTCAATTAAAATTTTGCTCTGCGTTTTCCAGATGCGGATCGCGATATCGCTCATTAACTCTTCCGGCGGTGCGATCCCGGTCAGTTTGCTTTTCTGGCCAGAAGGCAAATTACGCTTACGGCCACCACCGGAAGATCTCACAGCAGTACCCATCAAAACCTCCAGTTCAATAGGTTTAACCTTCCGGGAAAAAGTTTCTTATTTTGGGCGCGTAAAAATTTGATGAGGCGGGCAGTCCGGTAGGATGCGAGCTACAGGGATTTCCCCTCCCCCTCCACCTGGTGGATTAAGATGATAATTATTCTCACTTAATACGTTCACGGGCCGTCTTCGCTTTATGGCAGGGCCAGCACAGACTCTGCAGATTGCTGTCAGCATCGGTACCGCCATGCGCTTTGGGGATGATGTGGTCAACGGTTTTCGCCTCACGCACCACACCAGCACGCAGACACAACTGACACAGTCCTTTGTCACGCTTCAGGACACGCACGCGGATAACGTCCCACTTCGAACCGTAGCCGCGCTGATGACGGGATTGTCCTGGCTTGTATTGCTTCCAGCCCTCGCTTTTGTGACTTTCACAATATCCGGATGGATCTGTTGTTGTACTGCGACAGCCGCGAACACGGCAGGCTTTAGGTGTTCGTGGTGGCATATAAACTCCAGTAAAAAGCCCCGCAAGTGCGAGGCTAATAATTTGTTTAAATTCTCAGTGTCAGTCTAACTTAATGAGTTTTACAGGCTTCTCACCGGCTTCGGCACACCAGTTGTTATATTCGTGCACGGCTCTCATCAATTCACTATCATAGTGACCGACCTTCTCTACAAGGTCGGTAAGAGATTGTGGGTCAAACTCAACGATTTCTGGTGGGACGCGATTAATATTCCCTTTCTGATGAAGGGAATAAACGGATGATCGTAAATCCCCTATAGCTTTCATCCGCTCAGCATGAAGCGCTTTTATTTTTTCGTTGAGTATTTTGCAGCGCCCAATTGCTTCGTAGTTTAGTTCAGACATTCCGGCCTCCTGTTTTCAGGGGTTACATTTTAACCGATAGCTACAGCATTATCACAGGTGCTCAAAAGTAGACTCACTACAGGCCTTTCGACAATTTAAACTGAAGCCTCTTTCTCATCCCCTGATAAGGCTTATCTCTTTCAAAACGCCACTTCGACATTGCTGAAATAACAGACGAATCGAAGAGGTGTTGTGGTTCAGATTTCACAATCCAGATTTTCGAAACCTTCCCGTCGCTTCCGACATCGTATTTTACCTCCACAAAGCCTTCGATCCTGTTTGCCACAGCATAATATGGGTACGCTGGGTATGCAGAAGTCAGCAGTCTGGGTTGATTATTGTTCACACGACCACTGCATCCCATCAGAAAGAAACAGAGGAAAAATACGCAAACAAATCCTTTTTTCACAGTTAGTCCTCAATTGATAATAATTATCAATACTAACAGAACTCAACGTGCCATGTTGCTTGGAATAAACTATTAATCGTTTCATTTGGATAAATTCGGCCTGATTCAATATCTCCAATTTCATCAGAATTATTATTTATCTCCCCGATGGAGACCATCCATATTTGAGGTTCTCACCGAGTTGTAAATACGCTCACACGTCATTCCTGCCTGGTAGCGTTCATCAGCGATTGCAGCATATCGTTTAGCTTCTGCTGCAATATCTCCGAGCATGTCGGCAAGCATTCCGGCGGTGGCGTCGGTTGTTTTGCTTCTGACGGCAGCGGCAAGATTTGCGGTGTGCTTTGCGGCGTCCAGGCGGGTGGCAAGTTTTTTTGCTTCGGTACGCAGCTGGCTAACAGTGACAGACAGGCCAGCAGCAGCGGCAGCAGATTTAGCGGCTTGTGCTTGTGCATCTTTCACAGCCTCATCACGGGCAATAATGCGGCCCTGTTCAATAATACGGGCGGCGGTCTGGGCGTTGACCTCCTGAGAGAATTCAGCGCTATCGCGATCAGCCCATTTTTTTTGCCAGCCCCTGTCACTCCAGACGTTGCCGGCGATAAACGCACCAACCATCAGCAAAATAAACACCAGCTGCAACCAGTATCTTTTCAGAAGAGCAGATAACAGATTCATACCAGTACCGATTTTGCTTTTTCAAAGCGCTCTCGCCTGTCACCGATGCCGTTCTGCCCTCCGTTGATTATCTGTGTAACGCGTACCATATCGCCGGAGTATTTCAGACACCCTTTAGTCGCGAAGAACCACGCTGCACTACGGGCAGCATACGTATCCTGTTCCAGTAGATCCGGATGGGCAACGAGCTCAGTTTTGATCCCGTTACCGCAATCACGGTAGTTGTTCAGACCTGTGATCTGGATAAGTCCACGCCCGCGGTAGTTCCAGCCGTCGCCAGGCCCGTTGTTACCCATTCGCTTGCTGTATACCAGATTAGCTATTGCACGCTGTCGCTCGAGCGGAAGCGCCTTCTCACAGGCTTTTCGCCCAAGAGTACTGGCCTGATCTGGAGTGATTCTCCCGGCGCGGATGAATCCGGTCAGCCCGTCTACCGAGTAGTTGAAGCTCTCGACCAGCGAGGTAAAACCAGCAGATTCATGCCCAACTTGTGCAATAAACATGGCCTGATCGAGTGGAGCAGTAATACCGAATTCGCTCATTGCCTCATCAATGTGTGGATACCAGCGCGCAGAAAGCCTGGCGCTGATACCAGCCGCCTGCTGAAATTGTGACTCATTCATGATTAAACCTGTGGGGGGTTGCCACCGCCAAAGCGGTTACTGAAATACGTTGAAATGATAGTGCTGATTTTCTTCACGCCGATAAATCCGATAGTGCCGCCAATGGCTATTGTCAGACTTTTCGGCACATCAAAATAATCCAGCGCAGAAACCGCCGTCAGGGTCAGGGAACCACACAGCAACCCTTCAAACAGCGTTTCTTTCCAGCTGCTGCCGTTATAGACCATGCGGAAAAACGCAACAACGATTGCCATAACAACGCCGCCAATGGGTACGTCTCCCCGCCACCAGCTTTGAAAAAGTTCGATCCAACTGTCCCACGAATGGGGATCAAAGTGCATTTTCATGACCTCCCCCTGTCCGGGAGACTAATTACCCGGGTATCGGGTGAGTGGAAAAAGAAAAGGCTACCGAAGTAGCCTTTGGGTTAAGTAATGAGTAGATAGATGTCGCAGTGCCGGTCGCTACCCGGTGAGCCTTTGGTTGATCTGCCGTGACTCGCGTCCATGTCAGCCGCTATTGTCAATAACTCAGATGATCAGTTTGCCCCGCACTAACGGGATTCACCGCAACATCATTACCATAACATGATAATTTACATGGTTTACCAATTTAGGATTTATCTGTTTAACTTAACCATAAGAATCAGGCAAGGTTAGAAAACTGCACGATCCAGTCAATTGTGCGGTTCTCCTGCTAAAAGTGATGATGTACTCCTTGTTTATTTCAAATTCAGTATTTACTGCCCGCCTCTTCCCTTGGGCGGGTTTTTTCTGCCTGAAATTTGCCCTGTAACGATGGGTCACCGCCGCCGCGTGACCAGCGGATCTACACGGGATATATGGTCCGCCACCGGGGAGTCGAACCTCGTACCTACAGCTTAGAAATCTGTCCGGGTGAGCCAGTGGCGGTCGGTTGTTACGGTGCCGGGTGCCTCCCGGTGAACCACATACCAGTCGACATGGTTCGCGAGGAACATATATTTGACTGGTCGCCCCGCCGTTCAGGGGGATTCACCATAACTGTGTTTTTATCGGCTTACTAAAGTAAAACTTTAACAGCAGACATCCTCCACGCTCTAAGAAACAAGAAGGTCTACTGCACTACGGATAAAAGTTTACATAAGTTTTGATTAAGGCTATGTTCTTTACGGGAACATTTGTAGAACCTTATATCTCTTTGGCATTATTTTGCGACGATACGGGTGCCCGCTCTCTGTAGCGGGCTTTTTTTCGCCTGTAAAAAAGGCCCACCGAAGTGAGCCTTTGGGACACGCTATATTTGTTATCAGTATGCTGCAGTGCCGGGTGCCTCCCGGTGAATCTTTGGCTGGCTATACCGTGACTCGCGTAGCAAATAAACAGCTATTTCCATTGAAAACCAGTTACGCCCCACCGCACAGGGGGATTCACTGCAACCGCAATAACATAACATGATAATTGACCACGTTTATTATTTTAAGAATTATCTGCTCACGTCTGGCAACAATGACCTGTAGATTGTGTTCCGCTGCACAGGCCCCTCAGTTATAAAGCGACCTTTGCCCGGCTTTATGAGGGGTAAACAAAAGCAATATCTGTGTAATTCCCGAGTGTCTTTATAGTAGTTGCTGCCCGCTCACTCCGGTGAGCGTTTTTTTACCAGAAATGCTAAATCATCTGAGAATAAATATGCCCCGATATTATAAAATCAGCCGCTCCTGGGAAGGCAGGAGATACATATACAGGAATGATGTCCTTCTGGAAGCCATTGTCACTTCAGATACAAATCAGAATACAGAGGAAACACTGATTCAATGGTTAAATGACCAAGAAAAGGGAACCACTACCGTCGATTATAAAAATATCACGTGCTGGTATTACGGTGGAGTGTGGCTGCATTATCTCATTAACAATGATGCACTGTCTTTATATATACATTCAAGCGGTGAAGACGCTTTTGATTCGATCCATTTCTGTGCCCGTGAAATAGCAAGGATATTCTATAAAAATCATCCTGGTATTAATATCCGTTGGATTGAGCATCCACACAAACGCAACAATCTCAGACAAACATCAATAAACAGTGAGTCATAAAAAACCCCACCAGGCGGCAGGGTTTCGATGATTCATTTTGTTTAGGTACAACTTCACATGATTAGAAGCATACACGACATTTTCGGACAAAATCAAGCTATATGTCGTGAAAATACTAAATTTTGTTGAAATCATCGCTAAAACTGGTCGCATTCTGAAAAGCAGCATCAGCCTTACGCTCTTCCCGGTGACAAATATCCACCAGCGCCTCAAGGAATGGTTTCCAGTTGCGGGTCCATGTTCTGACATGTAATCCCGGAACTCGCCTGAGAATCGCTTTGTATGCAGCCGTAGAGGGTACCGGAGAAAAGCCATTTCCGGAACAGCGCTCACAGGTTTTGAACATCGGCACACCTCTTTCTTTTGTCGCAATGCGGTCGAGCACCTCACCTTTTCCACCGCAACGGCACCGGGCCAACAGATCACCTTTACCGTTACATGCCACACATGTACGCCTGACCAGTTCGTGCTTGATTTTCGGAGGCACGATTTCCATACCGTCAGAGTTGAAGACTCCAGGATGTTTGATCACATCCTCATACTGAGAGGTTAATCCGCTGCCTTTGCAGGTGTGACATGTCACGCTGGTAGCTGCCGAACGGGAATACTCAGCAAAGGCAAAGTGCGCCAGTACCAGCATACACCAGCCAAATTCACCACCTGCAGCTTTGCGCACGTTCTTCGGTGCAGTATCCATCGCATGTCGCGCCAGCGCCTGAACCGCCAGTTGCTCATCGGTTTTGCTGATGCCTGCCTTGCCGAAGAAGACCGCCAGGCCAAAACGCGCACGGCTGCAGGTTGCTCCGATAGCGACCATTACATCTGTCCCTGTGATGCGATCCGGCGATGTATCTTTCACATCGTCGCTGATGTGCATCCCCTGAGGGCTGAAGTGTTTGAGAGCGGACTCAAGTTTCATTGTTCGCACTCCCCTACCAGGTTGAGGATAATGGCGTTTGTAACCTCGCCCAGGTCATTGAGTCTTTCGTTCTCCAGCACCCACCGGCAAACTTCCATTGCTTCTGTGCGTGTGACTGGCTTGATTGTTGTCATCAATTTTTCCAGATAATGCTCGCGATCACAGACTGAATTATGATGCCCGGAGTAACCGAATTCATAACCGAGTTCTTTGCCGGCAGCATTGCGTGAGCTATAAAGCCAGTCCCAGTAAATGAATTCACGAACAACATCAGAGAGAGTATGCGGCTCTGGCAATACGTCACGATAGCCGTCTACCATAACGCGGCGCTGATCTTCAATTTCAAACATACGACCGCAGCCAATATGGCCAGCTTCGAGTTCCTCTGGAGTCCATCCCCAGTCATAATCATCGATGAATTTCGCAGAGGACTTAATAAGTCGCTCAGCCTCTACGTCCTCCATCGCTACCTCATAGCTGCCGAACGTAGCGCGAACATCAGCAGCTTTCCTGATGTTCTTACGCGCATTCTCAATAGCCCTGGCCGGGTTATCCATGCCGATGGTACCGAAAGCTACCTGGAAAGGATCGCCGCCATTCGCCAGCAGATAACGGGAATACCGTTCCTCGGCCTCTTTTGGAGAGATTTTAATCTTCTCCAGCGCAGCGGCTGCAGCGTCCAGATGTACCGGTTCATTCAGGCGAATGACCTCCAGTACCCAGAGATAGGCGTCGGTTTGTTTATGCCCGGTGATTCTCCGCTGCTCAGGCAGAGGTTTGATGTTTGCCAGGGCGGAGCTGTGCGCTGCCGTCGGGATGGAGAATAGTGCTTTATGTTCATTGTTATCTGTACGCATTACGCAGCCGCCTTTTTCTTGTGGAAAACCAGCTCACGAACCTGATCGCCGTTCATGAGCATGTTGTTGAAATCATCGTGATCGGGCCAGTACACGCTCACGCGCTGCAGGTCATTCTTTGCCAGCAGATTGGCATGAGCACATTCGTAAGCCGCAGCCAGTCCGGTAGCGCTGTTCTCGTCACGGTCGGCAAAAATAATCAGGTGCAGAACGCCTGCTGGTACGCGGAACTTTTTCATAAAGCCGCTGTTAATCGTTGCCCAGGTGTTCACTTTATAAATCTGGTGCGCTGATAGCGCCGTTTCGATGCCCTCTGCGATACCCAGAGTGCTGGCGACAGGAAACATGCGGATCGCTACTGAACGAGCATGATCCAGATAGTTATCTTCCTGCAGGGACTTAAGACGCTTTGCACTGCTACCGATGTCTGCTTTTTTGGTGCCATCAAGCAGAGTCTGATGCAGATAGCACAGCTCCCCTTTGTCGTCAGTAGCCAGGGAATAAAGAGACTGGAATACACACCCGTTGTGTCTCTGCTTAGCATTGAACCGGATCGCCTCAGCAGGAAGGTTGAATATTCCACGAGAGTTAAGATACGCAGCGCCGGATGTGCCACGCAGTGCCTCCAGCTTAGAGAACTTGCTCAACACACGCTTGCGTAAGCTGGTGGCGCTGCTGTTTACCGGGATTTTCACCTGCTGGTAATCATTTCCGATCAGATGGTCTATTTCGGTGCAAATCTCGTTAAATGGCTTCCCCTGTGTCAGGGTGACAAGTTTCATACCATCGCCACTACCACATACACAGATCCATGTCCCGGCACCGTCGCGGTCGTCAATGCGGAACTTGCCACGTGCACCGCATACCGGGCACTCGCCCCTGTAGTGATTTTTTCCGGTTATTGGCGGCAGGTCGAAATGCTCTAAAATTTCAGGCCAGCGGCCTTTCGCCGCTTCTGCTGTTTTCACGCGGTTCTTCTCCCAAGCATGCTGCGAATATTCTCTACCTGGCGTTTTGCACTTATTACCTTGTGGGTAATGTCTGAGTCGGGAATGGGGCTGGCAGTTTCAGCTGATGCGGCCGCCTTCCCCTTTCCTTTTGCATATCTGATAAGTTTGTGTCTGATGTAGTTGCTTACCTCTGGGGTAATTTCCATCGGGAAGTCACTCAGGTCATTCGGCCATTCACCGAACTTTTCCCGGAAGGTGTGAGCGCACCAGCCATCACTGACGGGCTTTTTCCCCTGCGATACGCGCTGGCGCTGATAAAACTTGATCTGACTCCACCAGGCCTGTTTCTGTGCCTTTGTGGATTGGTGCTGGTTTTTACCCAGCTTTTTGAGTTTGCGGCCGGTGTCAGTATCGACGTCCTCACCGCCCAGCGGCTTATGTCCGCATTTCGGGCATACGTACACACCAGCGGGTTTCATGTAGTGGCATTGAGAACATTCGTGCGGCAGCTTTTCGGCCCGTTCCTCATCTGCGCGGCGCACACTTTCCTCCATGCCGTCAGACTTACCGGGGAGATCGTCATACTCGATAGAATCCGGATAACCAAGGCGGTGCACAGTGCCGCTGTGATCGAAGATGAGGCAGGACTCTTTACCCGGTGCAGTGCGCAGGCCACGCCCGAGCGCCTGCAACCAGCGAATTTCGCTTTTTGTTGGTCTGGCGTAGATGATGCAGCGAACGTCACTGTCGAATCCGGCAACCAACACGCCCACGCTGACGATGATTTTCGTGGCGCCAGTTTCAAAACGATGGATGATAGTCTGACGTTCTTCTGTTGGCGTGTCGGCGGTCATGACCTCAGCATTCACGCCAGCCTGGTTAAACTGAATAGTCAGAAAATTGGCATGGGCTACGTTCACGCAGAACGCAATTGTCGGCAGGTCACGTCCGTTCTCCAGCCAGTTCTGGACAATATCGCCCACCAGCGTAGAGCCACACATAATTTCAGCCAGCTGCGTTTCGTTGTAATCATTGCCGTACTCAAGCGAAGACTTGGTTTTTACGCCTTTCAGATCCGGCTTTGTTGGCGCGTAAAATTCGTATTTACTCAGATCGCCACGCTGGATCAGCTCGCCGATGGTAGTCGGCTTAATCAGTCGGTCATAGTATTTGCCCAGGAACGGGGAAAATGGCGTACCCGACAGGCCAATCACTTTTACGCCTTTGCCGCGCAGGCGTTCGATGTCCTTCAGGATGCGTTTTTTACGCAGGTGAGCTTCGTCGATAATCAGCAGATCGATATTGTCAGGAAACACACGGCGAATCAGAGTGTCGGCGCTGGCAATCTGGATTTTCCGGTCCGGATCGTAGTTGGGGTGATCCGCCCAGATATAACCGATGTCATCCCCCGGTAATCCGTACTCCACGAAACGATTAGCCGTCTGACCAATCAGGATGGTGTACGGCGCACAAAACAGAACACGCATACCACGGCTGACGAACCCGGCAACGATGAAGGCTGCTAACCCCGTTTTGCCGCTGCCAGTGGGCGCATACACCATGAAAGTATTATGCGACTTCCAGTCACGGCGCAGCATGTTCAGCGCGCGTTCCTGTGCAAAATTCGGCGTGATCGTCAGCTGCATTGTGCGGCCCCCGCGGTAATGTGATAATAATTTTGTGATGTGGTTTTCATGGATTCCCCCTCACATGGCTGGTGGCCTCCCCAAAGGCTGCCAGCCTCCCTTCTGATTCAGCTCCCCTGAAAAATCACTCTTCCAGAAAGAACCCTTTTTGTTTCTCAGTGCCTGCCTTTCCGTACTACCTTGCTGATACAGGCGTTTTTATTACTGCTCTACTACAGAGATCTACTTAACCTATGGATCTCTCCTGTTGGAAAAGGCGCTATTCCTCCCCCTACACCCAATCCCCCCTTACCCCCCTTTCCCTCTTCCCCATAAAAACGTACTACTTTCCTAGTACATATGAGGATTTGGGTCAGTTGGTTGCCAACCTGAACAGGCACCTTTAAGCCTGTTTCTGTTCGGGTACCTTTAAACCCGAAACAATCAGGATCGCGATTGCGATCCTGCCAGGGGAGGTTCGGCGGTATACCCCTGTAAGGCTCTGCCCTGATTTCTCACAAACAGGCGAAGCCTTGTGTTTGCCTCATGCCTTGCCCGGTTCTCCTTTCGGAATGAAACCGACTCGGTGTCGAATGTGATTTCATAAACCTCTGCGTACTTCAGCGCGACTTTTCGACGGAGGGACGGAGGCAAACTCAGTAACTGCTGTTGAATCCATGCAGCGTCCGCCAAGCTGTAGACCGATGGCAGCTCTACCTGTACATAATCCGGGTACATATCGCCTCCGGTAATCTGTCACGCACTTTCCTAATGTGTTTTGTTTGGTACATTGGGGTGTGAATAAGGGATTTCGGCATCTAAATGGCAAAGGATCGCTACGTCTTCCGGTACACCACGTCTCGCCCACTTACCAACAGCTTGACTACTTCTGGCCTTTCCTCTTCGAGGGAAATGCTTACCAATGGCGGTATTTGTTTTGAATCGCTGTTTGAGAATTTCATATAGGGTCATGTCGAACACGCTCTTAACGAAACTATTGTATCCATCAATACTAACAAATAGAATCCAAAGTATCAAAAATATTTGCTACTTTGGTTTCACTACATCCGGAGAACCAACTATGAGCACACTGGCAGAACGTCTTAACGCTTCACGCATTAGCGCAGGGCTAACTCAAGAGGCCTTAGCGAAAAAAGCTGGGGTAACCCGAGTAGCGATCAGTAAAGCGGAGCAAGGGCTTACCAAAAGCTTTAATGGCGATACGCTCTTCAAAATAGCGGCAGCGCTAGGGTGTAATCCCCAATGGTTGCAGTCAGGAAAGGGCGAAGAAAAAGCATGGAGTACAAACATCAAATCAACCACGCAGCCGGATATCAGGTATTCATATCCAATGTTAAATTGGGTCCAGGCTGGTCATTTTTCTCAGTGTGGTGATAACTATAGTATGTATGATATTGATAACTGGAAGGAATCTGTTAAATATGCTGGCGAACGAGGGTTTTGGCTCGAAGTCCATGGTGATTCAATGTCATCACCTGTCGGGGTAAGTTTCCCGGAAGGCATGTCAATATTAGTAAACCCAGAAGCCGAGCCTTACTCTGGTGGTTATGTTATAGCCAGAAAGAAATCTTCAGATGAGGTGACGTTTAAAAAATACATTTATGACATGGGGAGAGAGTTTCTTAAACCTCTTAACCCCCAGTATCCTGTGATAGAAATGAATAACGACTGCGAGATTATCGGTGTTGTTGTCGATGCAAGATGGGATATATTTTAATTTATTAATCAACGAGATGCCGGGTAATCCGGCTTTTTTTTCGCTTAAAATAGAAAAAAAAGTATCAAATCCACTTGCGAACGATTGATACTTTGGTTACATTCAATTCATCAAGTAATTATTCACTGAGAGGGGAAAAATGATTGCACATACTGAATGTACAACTTATTGCTTGGATGAATTAAGTAAATTAACGAAACTCTTATCGTTATTAGGACAGTCCGTAACGGATGAGAAGGCTGATCTGGATGATATAGAGGGATGTCTCGGGATTGCATGGGATATGGCTAATACTATTCATAAAACACTCAGTAAAACCATTCAGGGGGTTGAGTAAAAATGAAAACCTTCAAAGGTCTCACCCTGGAGCCTGAAACCGCTTTTCGTCAGATCGCGGCATTAATTGAAGCGGGATTAATTATTTCGGTTACCAATACAAATGACAAGTCAGATCTTAGTGACTGCGTTTTTATTCTGGCCAGACAATACGCAGAAGCAGCTCACGATTACGCGATGGAGAACGGAAAGTGAAAACACCGCTCAACATGCCTGAATAAATCTCACAAACGGCGGCGTATCTATCAGGTATATGAAGGAGGAAATCATGACTGATATCTCATTAGAACAAGCAACAGAAAAAGCATGCCAGGTCGAAAGTCTGTTACGAATGTTCGAAAGCTACCCGGACACGTTGAGCGAAACGGAATTATCATCTGTAATCACTTTAATCCGTCGCTTATCTGGTGAAGTGCATGCATGGTTTATCGAAGAGCAGGCAGACAGGGGGAAGGATAAATGACTATATCTTTAATCTCAGCCAGAAACAGGATTAAACAGGCTGAAGCTGTGCTTGGTGCATGGCTTGAAAGCCCAAGAGATGATTACGAAGCAACATTAATATCCGCCATCATCACCCTGATCGAAGGCGTTGAAGAATCAATTAAAGAAGCAGATACAAAACTGAATAGTTTAATTAAATAATAAAACATGATTAAACAAATTAACTGTGCCTTAAACGGCAGGGATACCTATAACCTGAACTTACAGGAGAGTTAACAATGGCTTTCATCAAAGACAAAGCTGCGTTTAAAACAGCTCAACTCTTTCACGCCTCCGGCTACAGCATCATCGCAGAATTATATTTGCGCAAAGCGTACGGGAGGTAAATATGTGGAACCCGGAAGAAAATGACAACATTGAAGACGCGGCGATCTCCGCCAGAAGTCTTAATGAACTACTGGACCTGATGTATATCAGCTTTAAAAAAATGAACCCTCTCCAGACTGAGAGACTTTTGGGTCTTGCTCTCAATATCTCATCAGATATTTCTGTCTGGATGGATGAAGAGGAGAAGTGCCGTGAAAAACAACACTATTGAAATTTACCGTCGTAGAATTGCAATTGCAGCACTGGGGAGAATGAAGCGTAAGACGGGTAGTAATTGTGTCATCGTTAATATGCCCAATGGTGATATTCAGAAGATAGATTTCGACGAAAAATCGATGCTGACACTGTTAATGCGTTTTGAAAGACAGGCATGCAGTGAATACGGAATTTCAGAATCCACTTCTTTTATTCGCAGTACGTATAGGAACAGCCTTAATATTAACGGGCATACGGAATACCTGACCGAGACAGGAAAACTTATTGTTGATGAGTTACTCGGTGAAGTCATTACCTGGGCAAAAGAGAAATATTTCAGCGGAGGAATTAACTGATGAACTCACAGCAAATGATGACGTATTGCGGCATGCAGATCCCACCACCAGTTCTGAATATCGATCTGCACGTTTTGCCGAACTTCACTGGGCGCGTGGTTCTTTATATCGAAAACGGGCGTGTTATATGCGATCGGCAACTTCTGGATGATGAACACGTTTGTTCTCTGGACTCTTTTATCGAAATAGCTCGTGAAGCAGGAATCCGTTTTGAGGAGATATCAAATGTTGGATAACCGCACAGCCAGCGCAATTGACCTGGCATTACAGAAGCACCATACGCCAGTCGGCGACCTTTACGCTGCTATCCGGCACGGGCGTATGAAGCGCTGTTTTAGCCGGGACACTGCGATCCGCTGGCTGGCCCACTTTCTGACATCGCACTCTTTCACACGGTCCGGCTTAAAGCAGCGCCACCCTGATTTTCTGGTTGAGCAGGACCATGGCGAACAGGTATGGCGCCGTGGCGAAACCACCGACGCATACCATCGCGCCCACCAGCGCTGCGTTCGTCGTCTGCGCCGCATTCTGGCCCGTAAACGTGAAATGGGAAAGTGGTACCAGAAATGGGACTCAATGCACGAACGCTACGTGAAAGAGCGGGAAGAACTTCAGGCCAGCAAACCGTTTTGAGGGAAAATCAGATGAACACGGTAACCATCAATAACAAACAACTTCCGGAAGTCGAATATCGCGGTCAGCGTGTAGTGACGTTGAAAATGATTGATGAAGTTCACCAGCGCCCGGAGGGAACAGCAAGAAAACGTTTTAATGACAACAAATGTCGTTTTGTAGAGGGCGAGGATTACTTCGTCCGAAATTCGGACGAAGCCCGTGAAATGGGGGTTACAGCACCAAATGGTATTATTTTTCTTACTGAATCCGGCTACCTGATGCTTGTCAAATCTTTCACTGACGATTTGGCCTGGAAGGTTCAGCGCGAGTTGGTTAACAACTATTTCCGCACCCGTGAACCCCTGACCGAAATCGAGATGATTGCTGCGATGGCCGCTGATGCCGTTCGCCAGCAAAAGCGCCTGAATCAGGTTGAAGCGCAGATAGAGACAGTAGCGGAAACAGTAGAAAACATTAAACGCGGAAACATGCGTGCCGGATACATAGGCTATCGCCAGCTGGTAGCTAAAAGCGGTATGACCGACGCGAAATGTCGCAATCTGGTAAACGCTTACCGTATCCCGACCGATACGCATGAATTCATGACGCCGGATGGCCTCTTGTCCCGTAGGGCTATCGTGAAACTTGAGCCATTCATGAGCGCATTTCGACAGATGATGTCGGAGGCGGAACCGCGAGGTACTCGCTGGTATCACCCAAAGATGGGGTTATTCCAGGCGCTCGGGTGGGAGGATAAAGCATGATCATCCAGTCGAAACTCATTCGCGCAGCGCTGGTATGCGCTGCTAAAAACGACGTTCGCTATTACCTGAACGGTCTTCACATCACGCCGAAGTACATCGAGGCCACTAACGGACATGTTGCGCTGCGTATCGAGCACGGTATCAGGACGAAAAAAAATATCATCGTTCAGTTTGAAGGACCGGTTCCCGCAAAAGCAGAAACTACCGAACTGGTATTCAACAAAGAGGCATTTGCTATTCACCGCGACGCATTCGAGCGCAGGATTTCGATCACCGGCATCAGGTTGGTTGACGGACACTTTCCTGACATGGAGCGCGTTATGCCGAAAAAAGTGGATTTCAGTATCAATCCGGTTATCCAGGCTGAATATCTAAGTTATCCGGAAAAGATGTTTGGTCGCGAGCGGAAGTTTATTCCCGTTCAGTTACGCCCGTCCGTCGAATATGGCGCGGTACGCATCCAGTTTGATCCAGCGATCAACGCCACATACGGCAATCCGGAGTTCGTTGTTATGCCGTGCCGTGATGATGCATTCAAAATTGTTGAGGATCATCTGGCATGAAAATCGAATACCAGGACTACGGCGCCGTGGCAAACATTGTGATCACCAGCACTGTATTTGAGTTTCGTAAACATAACCGTGTTGTCGACACTGCTCTTTTTTCAACCTTAGGAATAGTTGCAAATCGTAGTGGAATATTCTTTATGAAGTCGGTTTTATCCGGTAAATCTCGCGATATGTTGCGGGCTTACAAAACAATCCTGCGGGAGGAGCAACGATGAAAAACGGCCTGCACTACGCCTACCCCAATCCGAGCAGTACGACTCCCGGGGGAATGACTTACCGACAATACCTGGCTTCCTGTCTTGCTCCGGTAATGCTCACGAATTTTCTCAGCAATGATGCCTGGCAGGATTACGACGACCTCGCCAGCACCCTGATGATGGCGGTCGATGCCATCATCGAAGCCGAACAGGAAAGCGCAAAATGAGCAAAATTCAAAACCCTGTATTACAACGCCTGGAATCACAGACTGGCGAGAAATGGGAGAGAGCGGTTAACGATGTCACCACTGGTACACCGTTGACCATCACCCTGCCAGATACCAGCTCGAAAGCATTCTGGAGCGGTAGCGGTAAAACGGAGGTATTCCATCAGGAAATCTATAAACGCCAGGTGAAAGAAGCGATCGAGCGGGCTGGATCGGTGTGGAGGTGAAGTAATGACCAGCAAACGCCGTCTCAGACGCAAGCAGTGCGGATGTAAAAAAAGACATAAGACTGCTGACGGTGCGCAGATAGAACTCTGGATTATTCGTAAACGTTACGGACATCAGGGGCAGATGGGCGTTTACCGCTGTCCGTTCTGCAATAACTATCACGTCGGGCATACACCAGGGCGTAACGGGATCGGTTCAGGTTATGGAAGGTGGAGATGAACAAAGAATTTGAGATATGGGTGCTCAGGAGGTATGGAAACCGCTATGACCTGACGCGGGATATCGAGGGATTTTACTGTCGTGAAATAGTGCGACGCATGTTTGATGTGTGGCGCTACTGCCGTGGACTGAGCGTGGTGTGAGGTGGGTATGCAGACAATTATCTATCAAATAGTCCCCAATGAGTGGGTCACTGAAAAATTATTGATTGCAGCTACGGGATTAAAACCCGGGACAATACTACGCGCCCGTAAAGAGTCGTGGTTGCTCGGTCGCGAGTACAAGCATGTAGCCCCTGGCGGACATCCGAAGCCCACCAGCGAGTGTATGTACTACATTCCGGAGATTAATCGCTGGATTAAAAACCAGCCTGATCCGAACTTCGATCTTTGACTTAATCTGATGAGGCGGTAATCTGATGAAGCTCTTGGACGCAGGAGGAATTATGGCTAAACCAGCCTATCCAACCGGCGTTGAAAACCACGGAGGTAAACTCCGCATCTGCTTCCACTATAAAGGGAAGCGCGTGCGTGAAAATCTGGGGGTGCCTGACACCCCTAAAAATCGCAAAATTGCAGGTGAGTTACGGGCGTCTGTCTGTTTTTTGATTAAGACAGGTAGTTTTAACTATGCGGAACGATTTCCTGACTCGCCAAACCTGAAACAGTTCGGCGTGGTGAATAAAGATATCACCATCGCTAAACTTGCGGAGAAATGGCTCGGGCTTAAAGAAATGGAAATATCAAGAAACACGATGATTCGTTATGAGTCGATCGTGAAAACGAGTGTTTCTTTGCTTGGGGGACAGGTTCTTGCTTCTGCTGTAACACAGGAGGATCTGCTCGTTTTCAGGCGGGAACTGATGACTGGTCATCAGGTAGTGAGGCCAAACCGTGAATTAACACCAAAGGGACGTAGCGTGGCAACAGTAAATTCTTATATGGGGATTATCTGTGGAATGTTCCGGTTTGCAGCAAGCAACGGTTATATTTCACAGAACCCGTTCAGTGAAATATCTACGCTGAAACGTGCAAAAACTGAACCAGATCCACTCACAAGGGAAGAGTTTACGCGACTCATTGACGCCTGCCACCACCAGCAAATCAAAAATATCTGGTCACTTGCAGTTTACACTGGCATGCGACATGGAGAATTGTGCGCACTGGCGTGGGAGGACATCGATATTAAGGCGGGGACTTTGGTTGTCAGGAGAAACTACACTCAGGCTAAAGAGTTCACCCTGCCGAAAACCCAGGCAGGAACCGACAGGGTGATACATCTGACACAACCTGCAATTGATACATTAAAAAATCAGGCATCACTCACGAGGCTGGGCAAACAGCATAAAGTCGAAGTGAAGCTACGCGAATTTGGCCGGACAAGCGCACATTCATGTACCTTCGTGTTCAATCCTCAGCTTACCACACGCTCAGGAAAGTCCGGAACACATTATGCAGCAACGTCACTAAACAGGATATGGGAATCGGCGATGAAACGAGCCGGTTTACGATACAGAAAAGCGTATCAGTCCCGACACACTTATGCCTGCTGGTCACTCGCTGCTGGTGCCAATCCAAACTTTATTGCCGCACAAATGGGGCATGCAAATGCTCAGATGGTCTATACAGTATATGGTGCATGGATGTCCGATAATAACCAGTCACAGGTTGATATACTGAATCAGGGACTGGCGGACACTGCCCCAAGGGTGCCCCAAAAAGGGATATTAGAAAATTTAATTTAG